GTATACCCCAAATTGAATGGTGTAAGCTGTGGTATTGATACAAACCATGGACTAATCACTTTAGCTGAAGGGGTCAATGAAATCGAGATTCAAAATATTACTCGAGTGAAATCTTCGTGGGATTTCCGATTCTTGTATAAGTAGGTGATTGAGTGACTGATTTAATTATTCGAAATTATGAACAAACCAAAGAAGAAATCCTTGTCGGTTATGACAAGGGTTCTTTTTATAAAAACTGGCAACAAAATGAAACGTGGGAGATTGGTTTTACCGTTACCAGCAATTCGTTGAATCAGGAAGTATTTGATTTAGTTGAATACGAGTCTTCTGTTTTCTACAACGGACAGGAATTTTTGATCAAAGAAATGACTCGCAAAGCACTTGGACAGTTGTTGACGAAACAAGTAGTTGCGACACATATCTATTACACCGTTCAAGATGGTTATCAGTACGATACAGTAACTGGTGCGAGATCTATTAGCCAGTTACTCACACATGTATTTAGTGCAGGTAGTCGCGGCTTTACATGGGAAGTCATTGATCCAAACAAGAAATTTCTTACAGTCGAACAAGAAAACTTCGGTAATGCGAATTATTTGAAGCTGATCAGTGAGATTCTGTCTGACTATAATGCAGTCGTGATTCCGAATAATAAACATCTAACTTTCTATCCTGCCAGTGAGTACGGCCAGCAGACGGAAGAACAGATTCGCTATAAATACAATACAGATGAAGTGTCATTCGATATTGATACGTACAGTCTAAAAACACAAATCAAAGGCTATGGAAAATTGAAGGATGGCGCAAATACTGAGAATCCTAAAGATAGTGACTATAGATTTACTCCTATCACTTACACAAGTCCTGAATCACAGAAGTGGGGAATCAGGATACAAGATCCTGTTAAAGACGAACGGTATACCATATCAGGGAACATGCTCGAGCGGTTAAAGACAGACTTGCAAGACTATCCAAGTATTTCGGGATCTGTAACGTTGAAATGGAAAATCAGTCCCAACAAAGGCGATCACGTCCCATTCATTTATGAACCTTTGAATATCAATACGTACATTCAAGTGGTAGGAATCAAGACGTATCCAGCAATACCAAATAAGCCACCAGAAATCACATTGAGTAATACAAAGAAAACAATGACGTCGATACTCGCTGAAATGGCACAGAAAGGAGTGATTTGATGGGGTTATTAAAATTAATCAGTAACCGTATCTCTACGGAATGGAAAGAGAAATTTAATAAAAACATTGACTACCTCAATGATCTTGAAAAGAAATTGTCTGATCAAGACAAATCAACGAATAGTCGTATTGATAATCTCGTGCTTCATTCAGGCGGTGATTCTCCTAACGAAGTAGTGGATGCGAGAGTAAACAATAGAGGAGAAACCTTTCCTACTTTACACGGCAGATTGGTAGAACACGAAACCCTGACAGATGAACAAATTAGTGAATTAATTACAAATGCCGCTAGTCAGAAAGCACAAGTAGAGCAATTAAACAAAGCAGTCCAGCAAATCATTGGAGGGTATAACGAACCTATCAATATTTACGTTTCAAAGGATGGAAGCGACCAGACGGGCGATGGTACGGAAGAAAGCCCATTTGCAAGTATACAAGCAGCAATTAATACAATTCCATTGATTACCACGGCTCCAATTACGATTTTCGCAGAGGATGGAACATTCTTAGAAGATATAGTGATTAAAGGTTTATCTTATCAATCTTTAACCATACGACCGATTAATGACATAAGTAGTATTGACCCGTTAACCTCGGACTTACCAGTTAAAGTAAGAAGTATAGCTGTCACTGCTTGTTCTGGACACACAGATATTGTTGGAATTCAAATAGTTGATACTGCAAACGCGCCGTTGTCTCCTGATGGTAAACGATATGGAATTATGAATGAACAAAGCGGATATATGGGATTGAATAAATGTAAGTTTGCTGAAAACACTAAATCAATGAATTATAACGCTATATATGTTGGCGGTGTATCAAAACTTCGGATGTATGGATATACTACTGTTATTAATCAAGACACCGCCTTATGTGTTCGTCGTATGGCTGAAGCATTAGCTGGTTTAGAAGGATCGGGGAATAATATAGGCATTCGTTGTGATGATGCGATTGTAAGAGGAACTGTTCCGTCAACATTTGCTACGACTGCCACGAGTATTGGTGGAAACGGCTTGATTATTTCCAAAGGGCAGGTGTTAAGTTAATGGTTTATAAAATGAATGAATCGATCATTGTGATTCAAGCAGAAGCCACTAGTCCCAACAGGACGAATGTTGTTTTTTGGTCGCATGATCGAGGAACAGCTAAGCTTCGAATGAAGTTAGTTCGGAAAAACGGCATCCCTCAAAGCTTACCCGAAGGGACAACTGTTCCGATTCGCTTGATGTTCAAATCTGCAACGGCAGAAGGTGGTTATGGTAAACATGACTATCTAGCTACGGTAGAAGATCCTGTGAATGGTATTGTATTTATCGTATTAGAAGATAATATTTTAGGATATGTCGGTAAAGTAGAAGGTAGCGTATATATTGATTTTCCAAACGACCGCTCGTTAGATACAGCTGGTCGTTTTACTTTTTATATCAAACGCAGTCCAATTGATGATAGTACGCCAGAACTAGAAGATTATTATTTCAATGGTTTCAGTCAGACCATTGATAAAATCGAAAAAATTCTAGCAGATGGAAAGCTAGAGATTGAACAGAAAATTGCGGAATCTGAAACGCAGATTGATGCGAAATTAAAAGACACAAGCAACAAAATCACGAAAGCCAATCAAGATGTCGCAACTATCAATACTAATATTGATAAGGCAAATGATCGTATTGATCAAACCAATCAGCAAATCGGCGACCTCGGCAAGTTGAAAAAAATGTACTCCAACAGCATCGACTTCGGGGGCTATGATTATAGTGAAAATCCTAATCTAATGAAGAATGTTTATTCAAGCACTTGGAGTAAATTGCCTAATGGTAGTTCACAACCAAACCCATATATAAAAATATTTGATGATTATATTATTATAGACGCAACAGACCCCTCCGCCGACAATATAGGAAGAAAAACTTATGTTCCTATGCTCACTCAATTACAGGGTGGTAAAGAATACACAATGAGTGTGACCATGATGGTTGATGACGCATTTAACTCTGGTGGAGACAGCAGTTATAATAACTCTGCTGTACATTATGCGATATATGCAGATGGTCAAGAGGTGCGTCCTAATATAATAAGACCTAATACTACTATGGTTAATCAATATCAGCGAGTTTCTGTAACGTTTACAATGCCTACGAATCTTAAAAATGTGGAATACTCATATTTCCTTGTATATGAATCTAAGAGTGTTACAGGTAAATGGTATATAAAAAATGACATCAAAATCGAAGAAGGCTCAACAGCCACACCATATCAGCCAAATTTACTCGATGCACCGTATTATTTGAGTAAGGTGGCTTTGGGTGAGAACATTGCTGATCCTACTGCTGTGTTTCCAATAAGTACATCTGACTACCTACTTTACAATAAACGAAACATAGAAAATTATGAAGCTGGTCAAACATATACGCTTACGATGAAGGCAACTAAACCTGCTAGTCAAAGTTTTAGAGTATTTATCAGGAGCGGAACTCAATTAGTTGGAACAATGATGCCAGTGGAGGGTAAAGTAGATGAGTGGAAAATTACATTCACTGTAAGTCAAGGTGCAATTGATGAAGGTACTACTAATATATTGCAAGTCTATCAATATCCAAATACATCACTAGGCGCTGTTCAAATCGACTGGCTAAAGATTGAAAAAGGAAACACCCGAACACCGAATATTAGTCAGTTTAAATACTTTGGTGAAGGATTGAAAGACAGTAACAATCCGAATGATTACAGTTGGGATATCACACCTGAATATGCTGAAAAAAGTTTGAATAATACGGTTAGTTTGACCGAACCACAGTCAATTGAAGGTTTAAAAAACTTTGAGGATGGGTTACAGATTGCAGGTAAAGAAGTTGCTACAGTTCCAGAAGATAC